GCCTCAAGGGCAGCCGCCTCGTCCTTGGCTTCGACCTCGTAGGTGTAGGCCACCCATTCGGCCACGATGTGTGTGATCTTGTACTTGCTCATGCTGAGACCTCCTGAGATGCTGAGGAGACCTCAGGCATCTCCCAAGACTCCCGGCAGAAGTCATCGGTTAACAGTAGGTTCGTCTCGGGTAGCATCGTCTGGCCTACGAAAGACCACCCCAGGCTCTCCAGATGATCACGGGCCTGATCGTGAGCGTTGTCGTGGTCGTAGTTGTAATCGATCCAGAGAGGTTTCTCGATGATCCCTCGAAGGTCTCGAATTCGGATACGATCCCCCCGGTGATTCGTGGGTCCGTAGAATTTGACTTCAAGAGAGCGAAGGTTCGGTAAGCGTTCCATGATAGATCGTGAGTGTTCCCGCAGATGTTTGGCGGAGTCCGGCGGGAGCGGGTTCTCCTGGGTTCTGTGAGTGATTTGGGGTTTACAGGGTCCGAGAGTAGGCCAGGGCTTCACGCCGGGAACCGTCAAAGTATCCCAGGACGGTGTAAGCCGGGGAGCCCCAAGCGGTGCCATAATCGCGCCATATCTTCAGGCGTCCGGCGTTGTCTCGGATGATTACCCAAGATTTTGTGGGGGTGTTCATGGTGGTTTGTGAGTGTTTGGGGTTAGACGTAGAGAACGATCAGGAAGAGTCCAGCGAAGAACAGCAGATCCCGCCATTCATGGCGGAGCAGCTCGCTGATTGTCTGGAAGAGGGTCATGGTGGATCGTGGGGTTGGGGTTTAGATGCCGAGAGTTTCTGCGAACTGCCAGAGGGTAGAGAACTCCTCTAGGTATTCAATGTGGGCAACTCCGGCTTGATTCAAGGAGCCGTCAGGGCTTCGAAAACGCTCTTCGGCGCAAATCCAATGTTGAGCCTCTAGGGCGCACATCGGCGACATCCCGTGGGCCTTATAGTAAGCGTTGAGTTCCTTGGTGAGAGCCTTGGTGCCCCGCATGGAGCGGTGCTTCTGTATTGCCGGAAGGAAAGGCCCAGCCTTATCTAGAGTCAGGGTGCCTAGCAAGACCTCTCCACACGCGCTCCAATGGGAAGCCGCCAAGGGATCGACGGTTCCGTATTCGTCGAGTCCGAGGGTCCAGTAGGAAGCCAAGGTATCCGGCTGAGAATCGGGGTAGACCTCAATGACGGGTGTATCGTCGGGGGACCCGAAAAGGGTCCAAGAGTTGCGCTTGAGTTTCATGGTGGATCGTGGGTTCGGGGTTTAGCGGGAGACTGTAAGGAGAGCCGCACCGCATTCGATGCAGCAGATGTGCCCGGTCTCAGGATCGTACAAGGCCTGTGGAATCATCGGGGTATCGTCATCGGACCCGAAGCCCTGAGTCTCACCCTCCCAGTACTTGCAGGAGCAGGGGATGATTTGCGCGGGTTCGGTGCTTGTGGATGTGGTCATAGGTGGATCGGGGTTGGGAGTGAGAGAAATTCTCGCTCGGTGCTTGGTACATCGACGATCCTAGGGTCTGCCTAGAGTCCTGCAACCCCCTAGCCCAGAGAACTTTACCCCGGCGGTCCTAACCGGGTGAGTTTGCAGCCGCTTAGGTCAATCCGAAAAATGGGGGACAACACCCACAAGGTCTACTTGTGGATACCATCCCCCGTTGGCTGGAATTGGACCCCCTCCCCTGGTGATCGCAGGTCTTCACCCTGCGCCCCTCCCCCGTTTTGCACCCCTCCCCCAAGGAATCGCGCGGGTCCCGTGGACGCCTCGAGGACCGGGGGCGGTTCGGGCTGGCCTTGTTATCGCGCGACAGGCCAGCGCGCGCGTCGCGCGGATGATAGGGAGACCCCCGCCGGGGGGAACCGCCAGCCGGGACCTACACGTTACCCACTCACATTTTTCGACCAAAAATCCCCCGGTCCCTCCTGGCCCTCCAGCGGAACCAGCAATTCCGTCAGATCAACCACGCATCCCCTGGGTATGCAGTTGACATTCCCGAACTGCTGTTCATCCCCGGTCTCCCAGGTCCCCGCGACGGTCAAATAGTCATCATTCAGATTCACCAGGACCCCCACGGTCACCATGGGAGCTGGCGTCATCTCTAAGACCTCTTCTGGTTGGACCCAGGGAGTATCGTGGCCTGTGATGTCGGCCCACTTGACCATGACCAGAGGTTTACCTTCCAGCTTCTGCATGAGGCCTCCAGTATCTTTAAGTATCTTTTAGTATCTTCAAGTACCTTAAGATTACTGACAGAGTCCTTAGGTATCTTAAGATGTCTTACAGTTGTCCTAGAGATATCCCAGAGTTCTCAGAGGTGGGGAGGCAGGGGCCTCCCTCCTCCCTCTTCCTCTCTGGGTCTTCTCTAGGTTATCTTAAGGGTTTCCGTCCCTCCGTAAGGTGGACCCAATTATTTTGTCTTGTGTGGAGACTGGTATGGGTAGCTAGTTCAGAATCTGTCTGAATCTTACAGACACCCTAGGTCCCCAAGAACCGTCTTTCCTTCTAAGGCCTCTGTAAGCCTCTCTAAGAGACTTTCGGTCTAAGACGACTCATGGCTCATGTTTTCCTAGATATCGTCTTACAGCGTCTTACAGAGCGTCTCAGAACCTCCTACCGTTCTTCTGAGAGATCCAGGTGTTCCCCTGGGGTTTGTACTGTCTACCCACAGCCCCTTGTAGAAACTTCTCCATCTCCTGATCCAGCAGGTCACTCTTGCGGTCTTGGATCTGTTTGTCGGTGTCTCTTGCCATGGCGTCTGTGTGCCACTGGCAGGCCATACTCAGGGCGTCCAGCCGGTCGTCATGCCGGAGAGCCCCCCGTAGCCTTGTGATCCTGGAGAGCTGGTACATCAGTTGGTATTTGATGGCTTGCTCGGCTGGTAGATCCTGAGTGGACTGGAAGTCTCTCTCGATGACCCTGCGGTCGATCACCAGTTTGTGGGAGTTCAGCAGTGGCTCCATGACATCACAGATCCGGCGTTCCTTCTGGACCGAGTGTCGGACCTCCTCGATGCCACAGCGGTGGGTCTTCAGGAGAACCGGGGTCAACAGGGAGGTGAACATCCCGTCACCCATGTTGGACTCCACGATGATCCGTTGGACCTGATGTCTCTTGGCGATGTCTGACAGCTTCTGTAGGACCTCGGGTCCATAGCCACCCTTCAGGCCTCCGCAGTCCAAGATGAACTGCTGGCCCCCATAGGACTTGACCACGGCATACGAGGTCTCATCGGCACCACGACCCGAGGGGTCAATAGCCATCACGGAGTTCTGATAGGGAACCAGGGACCCCACGGTGTCAAAGGGTCTGTAGTAGCGATCCCCGTTGAACCCCACACACTGGAGGTCTTTCCAGGCTTTGTCCGGGTCGTTGCACCACAGGACCTTCTCGGGGCAGACCTCGGTGTCCAGGTCGGTCACGACGAGATCGTTGATCTTCAGGGGGTATCTGTCGGTGTCCGCCAGACTCTGGTCTAGCTGGAATTGCAGGGCGAACAGAGAGCGTCCGTAGGACATCTCCCGTTCCACCAGTTCAAGCTCATTGAACCGCAGGGGGTCCGTGGGCTTCCCTGGTTCGACCTCCTGAGACTTGATGTATGGAGCCAGGGCTGACCCGTAACCCTGGATCTCGCGCTCGGAAGGCATCCTAGCAGGCCAGATGCGAGTTTCGAAACCACGGCTTCCAAGCTGCTTGTAGACAGACTCCTGTGTCTGCGGTGTCCCGAGGAACAGGATGCGTCCTCCGGGCTTGATGATGGCGTCGTATTCCTTGATGGTCTCCGACAGCTTCTCCCGCATATTCTGGGTCTGCGAGTTGTTCCAGGACTCGATGTCATCCGCGATCAGGTAGTCAGCTCGGGAACCCGTCAGGGCACTGGAGAAGACACCACAGGACTTTACAGAAGGGCTGTGAGAGGCCGGGGCCGGCGCGACATCGAAAGACACCTTCGAGGCTCTGCCGGTGTCATCGGGTAACAGGTGGTTCAGGAACGGGAGTTCCTGCATGAGCCTCAGGGTGAACGTCGAGAAGTCATCGGCCCTGGACTTACTGGCAGACACCACCAGGAAGTTCAGGGAGGGATCTAGCAACAACTTCCATACAACGAACGCACTAGTGATGTACGACTTACCAACACCCCGGAACGCCTGGATGCAACCACGGCGAGGACCGTTGGCTACATAGTCGGCTATGTCGTACTGGACCGCAGTAGGCTCGGGTAATCCCAGGCCCTGGGTCCAGGCGACATACAGGAAATTTAGAAATCCCTTCTCCCCCTGAAGCCTGGGGTCAATACCCTGCGACACGCTTCTTTTTCTTGGGGATCTTAAGTGCGGGTCTTTTTCCCTTCTTCTTCATCCTACTTGTCCTACAGGTTGCTCGGGGTCATCAAACGGCATAGCGACAGCCAACTGGGTGATCGGGGCTCCCTCGGACATCGAGGCGTCGATGCCGTTGTCCTTGAGGAGCTTACAGGCCACTGACAGCTCTTGTGCCGTGGCCTCCCCGGACTTCACCCGGTCCAGCAGACATTCCACCGTACTCAGGTGGAGTTCTGCCAGGAGGTCTTGGAGATCCATGAGAGGCCTCTAGTAGTTGATGTAGATGGTGCAGGCTGCCGCCGAACTGCTAGACGTGTTGTAGACATAGAATTCGTGCGGCATCGCGGTGCTGGTGATAACGCCAGCTTTCGTCGCGTTAGGGTTCTGAATGTCTGCGTACTGGACTTGGGCGTTGCGGAAAACATCGTCAGCGATGCCGGGGCTCCCTGCGCCTCGACACTGAATCTGGCAGGTCTGGTCCGCGACAACAAAGACGCTCTTGGCGTTGCCCGGATAGTAGGGGCCGATTCGATCCTCCGTTGCAATAGCGGAACTGATGGTCGTAACGTGCTTCTCAGCTTCCGCTTTGGAGCTGTCACCTTGGGTTTGCGGGTAGTAACTATTATCAGCCATTGTTGATTCCTAAGAGTTCAAAGAGTTGGGAGGAAAGTGCGCCGATTACGGCTGCCGCTCCCAACATGAGGGACCGGCTGTTTTCTAGGGTTCGTATCCGTTTGTCGTGGTGATTCAAGGTGTTGTCCTGAGTCCGCTGGGCAGATATCAGGGCATCCACCTTGCCCTCAAGACGGCCCAGGGCCAGCAGGAGGTCGTCTTGAGGTGTCATCTATCAGGCTCCGATCTCTGTGATCGTTATGGTGGAAGAGGCCACCCCGCCATAGATGCGAGTGGTCCCTCCCTGCACACAGTTCAGTGTGGTTGTCGCGGAGTTATTCCCGCCGAACCGCACCTTATAGGTCCGCGCTGTTGTTGAGGCGGCACTGACTGAATGGTTGATACTGAAGACTCCTCCTTCGTCCGCAGCCGTAAGTTGCCCGACCGCCGCAAGAGCATTTGCCGTGCTGTCTACAAACAAGGCGACACACAGTTGATTGTTACCAGAGTGGTTGTTTCGGACGCTGGCACGAATGTCGATATAGAGCGTCGAACTAGCGGCCTTCGGGGTGAAAGCTAGGGTCATCCCCTCGTTCCCCTCGGTGTTCTGGGGGATCGTGTCATCAGCAGGGACTGTGCCAGTTCCACTGACAGCAGCGGTTACAACAGCCTGGGCAACCTGAAGAACCCGACCGCCTCCATAGACAGTCGGGATGGTTCCTGAGGCGTTGAGCTGGACAACCTTACCTTCGTCGCCGGAGCTTTTAGAAGTCGGCGTTTTTGATGCGAGATTGGAGGTCTTAACAAGGCCCGTGGTCATCCCATCGGATACTTTAGTAGTCATTTAGTGTGGGGGTTGGGGGCCTTAGGCGATCCTTTGGAAGGTGATGCAGGAACCGGCGGCATTTACTTGAGCGTTTTCACTGCTTCCCGTTGCCTCTTTTACTTCAATCTTGAGAGTAACCGCCGCAGACGAAGCGTTGATGACAGCGGAAAAGTGTGCCGTAGCAGATTGAATGGTGTTGTTATCGTCCTGAAGGGGCAGGGTTGTTTCGGGGAAAAAGGTAGCCGATGACCCGCCGACCTCTACAACTTTGTAGATCAAGGACGCTTCGTTAGAGTCTGTGGATGCAGCAGACAAATGCCCGTCCATACGCCAGACACCTGAGGCTAATGCGACGGTGTCTGCCGAAGTGTCTACAGAGATCACTCCATCAGGGTCATATTCTGTCTGGAAAGCCGTCAGGCCTAGGTTTTGATAACTGGTGGTACAGGTCAAAGAAGGCCCGTTGATGACCGCAGCCGCCCCGACAGTCTTATCGTTTAATTGTTTGAGGTTAACGGCATCCGTGAGGGCCGTCCCATCTTGAAGGCGGGTAATCTTGTAGTTGGTCGTGCCATCACCCATCACTAAGTTGCCCTCGGCCTCACCAAAGCTGGAGACAGCTCGGGCGTTCAGCGTCGAGTTGAAGTCGCTTACATCAGCTACAACCAGAGCCCGTGTGCTGATGTTTCCCGAAGCCTTGGCGATCATCAAGCCGTGGTCAACGGCACCCCCAGGGGCCGAAGTAAACGCTGTATCTTTCAGCCTCGCAAAGTCCACAGAGTCATCGGCAATCTTGGCGGATGTCACGGCGTCATCTCTAATAGCAGCAGTGTCCACCGCCTCAGATCCGCCGGTTTGATTCAGGTGTCCCAGGTCCACGGCTCCAGAGACAATCTGGTCAGAGTCCACCGACCCAGTACCTAGGGTCGCGTATGACTTAGCGACACCGAAGTTCTGGACGTTCAACACGGTGCCATCCGCAGGAGCTGGCGATCCGATCAGAGTCAACGTGGTGTCTGACCCGGCAGCAGCCGCAGTGAAGTCCGTACCGGGGACCTGCAAGACTCCGTCAAGAGTCACCACGATCATGTTCTGGCTAACGCCGGTCCACCCAGACAGGGTGACAATCGTGGTACTGCCGTCTAGTTCCTCGTTGTGCTGCTGGGGAACTGCGGGGACCCCGAATGTAGCGACATCCGTGACATACTTCCGGTGGACCGCAGAGGCATCCGTGGTCGGGTCCCCCAGAACCTTGATCTCTTTGGAGTCAGCGGTATAAGCCCCGAGGCTCTCGTCGTACACCAGGGAGGTGCTGGTGTTCTCAAAGGACTCCTGGGCGATGTACAGGTTTTGCAGGTGGGCGTTATCGAGGTCGGCCTCGGTCAACACCGCGCCGTCTGCAAAGTCCACCACTCGGGTGGCCTTGGTTCTCGGGGTGTCCCGCTGGATCTTGATGACAGCGTCAGACGCCGGGAAGTTACCCGAAGTGAACGTGACGTTCGGTGCGGCAACCGTGTAGTGAGTCGTAAGAGTCTTTGTTACTCCGTCCACCTTGACGACCAAGTGATCTACCGACAGGTAGTCCAGGGCGCTGAAGGAGAACGGCCCTGCCGTACCGTTGCCGGTATGGGTTACATAGGAGTCAGCCATTGGTTTCTCTAGTCAAGGGGGAATAGGGAGGCTCGGATTGAGTCTGTGGACTGGCCTGTCCGCTGGGCTCTGCGGATGACCATCTTGTTCTTCTTGGCGGTGTTCACTTGGGGGAACTCCCGTAGCATCTGGGCTTCAGCTTTGGCGCGGTACCGTCCGACCAGCTTGTTGATCTCGCGGACCCTGGGTGACTTCTCGTCACCAAAGCCTTCTGCCGACATCCGCCTGTACTTCGCTGAACGGATCAGGCGGTTCACCGCTTGGTTCAAGCTGCGGCCACCGATGCGGACCTCTTGGTGCAGCTCCATCCAGCGGTCATAGGCGGATTGACCACCGGGTCCTTTAATCTCCCGCAGGTCTTCGCCGTATCTGGCAGAGTCCGGGGGTGCAAACCCGTGGCGCAACTGGGCGATTTCCCGGTTGATGGGATCACTGCTGGTCTTTGAACTGGTAATAGGCCACCAGAAGTCCGTCCAAGGGCTTCCTGAGTCAAACCGTTCAATGGTTTCACCCATGAAGTTTCGCTGTTTATCCAGGTTGCCCATGTATCCCGGAATAGCGGACTTAAAGCCATCCATGATGTCGTTCAACTCACGGGCATCCCTGTCATCCAATAGAGCGGGGACGGTCTTCCGGGTAAACCCTGAGAACGGGACGATACCCCGGGCCAGCTTCTTGGAAAACTTGGGGACCTGGACATCGGTGTTGAAGATCAACCCCGTAAAGTCTTGGACACCTTGGAGGTAACTCTTGGACTCAGACATACGACCCAAGGAGATAGCGAGATCCATGGTGAGATCCTCCAGGTCCGCTTGTTTCTCGGGCGGGGCATATCGGCTGATGTCGAAGTAGTCTGCGAGAAGACCGAAGACCGTGGCGAACGGATCGAGCTTCTGGTAGCTGATGTAGGTGTCACCCACTAGGATGCTGTAGGGCCTCCAGCCGGTCGCCTCAAGACGCTTACGCTGCTCGAAGTCATCAGGACCACCTCCGGTGATCTTGCCCTGAGAGGCTGCCCACAGGCCTGTGGTGGTCAACCCCAGTCCCGAAAGCATCCGACCATACGCCTGGGCTCTACGGATGGGATCTTCAGAGGCAAGATCAGCGATCATCCGCGAGCGGTTCCCGTGGATAGACTTGAGATGCCTTAATGATTCCTTGGTGGACATCCCGCGCATCTTCGGTCGAATCATTCGAGCCAGGGTAACTGCGGGATCAACCACCCGCTCGCCGGACCACGACAGCAAGTTCACCGGGGTTCGGATGAACATGGCAAACGGACGCAGTATCGGGTGCTGGTTGACAATGTTCTGAGCAGATCGAGAGAGTTGCCGGAACGATGATTCATCGCGGCCCAATGTTCGAGTGGCTGTGTTCTCTCGGGCGGCTCTCAGAGCTGTGTCAGCAATCCCCAGGATATCGAGGTTGTCCGGGTTTGCCAGTTGTCCGTTGATCCAGGAGGTCCTTGCTTCACCCGTAAGATTCATCTGGTCCGCTTTGGCCTGAAGATTCTTTAGGGACTTCGCAGCTCCGTCAATCAACAGGCTGTTTGCCTTATCAGCCGCCCACTTCGTGGCAGCCTCTGGAGACATACCGCGATTGATACCTTCTTCCGTAAGGGTGGCTCGGGCATTAGCCATGAAGTTTGCGACCTTGATCGCATCATCAGAAGCACTCAGGACTCTCCCAGGCACGTTGATCGCAGCGCCAAAGGCATTCATTAAGCGTCCCATCCCGGACTCATCGCTCATACCGAAGGTATGGGCAGACCACATACGCCGTTGGTTGGCCGGAAGATCTAGCTGCCCCATTCCGGGGTCCAAGATGCCCTCGCTCTTTTTGAGCGATTCCATGCCGGAGCCCCAGGCCTGGGCCGAGAACAACCCCTCGACAACCATGCGCAGTTCACGGACCCCGTGGTCAATGGCGCGTTGGTCTTCTTCAATCTGCGCTCTGGTGGCCTTGGCTCCAGCAGAGTCTAGAAGTTTCACCAACCGGGCACCCGCGATGGTTTCGATACCGTTGTAAAGCGAAGTCAACACCGGGCCGATCACGTTCGTCACCGGGGTTGTGATAGCACTCAGGGCGTTGTTAATGAGCAACTCATTGAACAGCCCCATGAGCGGGAACTTCTTCTGGTCTTGGATAGCCTTACCGACAGCTCTTCGGGCTGCCGCTTTGCCGCGAGTCTTGGCTACATCATCATAGACCTCGACAATCGCTGTGATCTTTCTCTGGAGAGCTTTAGGCCCACCCGCCTGTTGGACAGCGTCTTCCACCATCTCTTCAGTCTGTCTCTGGGCAACACCCCCAGCTCCAGGTCCAGCTCCAGGTCCGGCTCCAGGTCCAGCCCCGGCTTCGGCCCTGCGGGGCGGCACATTGATCTCTCGGGGGTCAACAATCCCGCCGCTCTTGCCGAACAACCGGAGACTCTGGGAGACCTTTGACCGGATGCCCTTCATCTGAGCTTCCAGGCCCTCCATGATCTGGATGTCTTGAGCCGCTCGGACCCACAGGCGCGGGTCGGCATCCCCGTTCTCAAGGGCTTCCCTCAAGTTGGGCATGATGCGCCCGTCTAGGATGTTCTGAATCTTCCAGTCAAACTGGAGGTATCTCTTGTTCAATTCGTGCTGGTCGCGGACACCCTGACTCATCGCCCGTTCAAAGGCTTCGTCAGACATCCCCATGACTTCAGCACCAGCCGCTCGGGCCTCCTCGATGACACTGGCGTCTGTCTGTCGGACCACATCGTCAGTGATCCGGGCTCCAGCCAATTCTTCAGTTGTCCGCAGGTACGTCCCCAAGTCGCCCTCGAATTGAGAGGTGTTCAACAGGGGATAATCGCGGTCTTCAAAGCCATCACGGGACAACTCATCGAATCTCTCGTTGAACCGCAGGACCTCTTCTTCGGGTACACCGGAACCAGCGGCGTCCTCAGCTCCCTGGAACAACCGAGACGCTGGCATATTCCTGGGACCCGGAAGATCAGGCAGATCACCACGGGACACCAGCTTGTCAAACACCTCGCGCATCTCGGGGGAGATGTCGATGTCGATAGAGGACCCCGTGACCGACTGATAGACCTCGCGCATCCACGCGGCCATCTTGTCGAACATCCCCTGGAGACCCTTGGTCGGAGCCTTGCCGGTCCTGAGGTACTTCTCAAAGCCTCTGGCGAACTTCTCTTCGGCCTCCACGGACCACTTGCCGTCTTTCGCGCCAGCCCACTTCTCGGCTGTCAGGATGTCATCGTCGGAGATACCACGGCGAAGCTCAGGGTCAACCGTGCGGTCGAAGAGACGCCTCCGGGCAACGTGAGACAGCTCATGGGCACCCGTGGAGAAATCGGGGTTCTCCAGGCCCGAGATGACCGCTTTGCCATCCTCTTGGAAATCGACGAATCCCTTGGGTTGACCTTCGCGTTGGAACAGCGGGAAGCCCTCGGTCTTGACGGAGGACTTGAGGTTGTCTGTGAGATCCAGGGAGTGGACTGTTTCGTCAATAGCGTCCCCAATAAGTTCGTCTAGGGGGTTCCCCTCCATATCTCTTACGACATCCACTTCATTCGTCCGAATGGAAGTCTGCCCAACCTTAGCCCCATGCTTCTTCCCCAGTTTATTCGCAATCTTCACCAGGATCTCGTCGTAGAACCCCTCCATCCCACGGCCACCGATGGTGATCCCGTCTTCCGCGATGGTCCCTGTGGCGTCATCGAGAATCTGCTGGGCCATCCGCTTGCCAACTACGTCTTCCAGGGGTTTGCCGATGGCTGCGGCGTCGTTCCATGTGCCATCCCCTCGGACTACGATACCACGCTCGTCAATCTGGAAGGAAGCTGTGACTTCTCCAGATTTCTTTACACGGACCCGCTTTTGGCCCTTAGGGGTGGCTACTTGCCCGACTGACCCCTGAATAGTGCCATCCCAGGTAATCTCATCAACAACCTGCCGGAGACCACCTTCGTATCGCTCGACCTGCTGGCGTCCCGTGGTCCACGCGACACTGTCGAATCCGTTATCGACACCCCAGGCAATCATCCGCTTCATCATCAGGGCAGGCCATGATTTCTTGAAGGGGGCGTCGGGGACTACGTCCTGGTTGGCCGGGGCGTTGGCGATGGCTTCTTGGCGGGATGCCCCGGTTGACGCGACCAGTCCATCTCCGTCTCGCGTAACCCAGCGGCCCTCGATGCCATAGTAGTCTTCCTGAGCGACTGTGTAGCCAGCGGGGAGGGAGGCAGGACCATACCCCTCTTTCCTCCCGGCCTGATGCCAGTCACTCTGGATCTCCTGGATGAACAGGGTCTTCTTGCCGTCAGCCCCGACCCGCTCGTCAAACCGGATGTGTCCCAGGATGTTGGGTTCGTCGAAGTGGCTTCCTTGGAATTCTTCCTGCGGGACCTCTTTCCTGAAATCCTGGATCTGCTGCTCTTGAAGGCGGCTGTTAGCGGCAGCTTCCTCCATTGTGGCATAGCCGCCTGTCCGTGCCCCACTAGGAGCCTTGCTGTACCAACGGCCCTCAAATTCTTCAACTCCCCAGGGCTTACCGGCAGATGGGTGGCCCTCAAATACAGGCCTCCTAGGTAGCGTAATCAACAGCTCCCGGTAGTTCTCACCGCCGGGGAGGTTGTAGGATGAGCCTGGGTATTTTGGGGACCGGGAAGTGTCAGGAGTCCCCCGTAACCTTCGAATCTCCGCAAGTATGTCCTGAAATTCCGCGTCAGTTAGGGGTGCGGGTGATGCGCCGGTCGTAGACTTAAAGCCTAGTTGAACTTCTTTAGCGGCTTGGTCCTGATCCAGCCGAGCTTCTAATTCGGCTATCCGCTTCTTGGCCGCTGTGGCTCGTTGGATCTCCTCACGGGATTTTCCCAGAACAACCTCCTCAACCTGAATCCCCGAGACCATCTTCATGGCCTCATCGAGATCCACATTGGGGTTCTCATCCAGGATGTCCCTCAGACCAGACCACTCGATCTCTTCAGCTTTGACCCCGGACTTCTGGAGGTACTTCTCCAGTTGACCTTTGGTCATCTTCCGCTGGGGAGCGTCCCTGAGAGCCCGGTCTAACTGCGAGGAGAATACCCCCAGTTGCCGGGTCTCTACCTCGCGGCCATCAGGTAGCTGGCGGAGAGATGTGGTCCCTGCTTCAGATCCCCTGGTGAACTCGATGGAGTTCCGGTCAAGACCCATGGCATCCGCCAGACCCAGAACGCCAACCGCTTGATCGTCGGAGACATTGAGAGACCGAGCGACCTGGGAGACTTCCTCGGCTCCGTACACGCCGTTTGCAGCATCTACCGCATTCTTACCGGCGACCTCCTCCGACAGCCCCTCAGCTACCCCGTCGTTGAACGCTTGCTTACCCTTACGGAGAGCCTTCATGCCCAACAGGAAGGAATCAAAGACGATCCCCGCACCGAGGCCTTCCACAGCCGCCTTGAGACGCCCCACGATCTCGGGGTCATCCTCGTCTGACTGGAGGAATGCGGTGACCGGGTTCTGGAGACCGGGGTACTGCTCGATGAGATCCGACAGTCTGGCCTCATGTCCCTGCATAACCCCGAAGTCAGCGATACCACCCGCGATGGCTTCCTGACCTCTGCGAGCTGCCCAGCCTTTGGCTCCCTTGGCTTTGGCGGCTTTCTCTAGACCACCGGCCATCTTGCCCATCCGGGCAACCTTGGCTCCCCGACCGACCCAGCCAACCACCGGGACAAACGCGATGGCAAACTCGCTGATTCCCTCAAGGGCTCCGCCAACGAAGGTCTTACTCTGACCCAACCCGAGGTTCGCGGCGATGTCGTAGTCAACACCGGGGATGATGTTGCCGATCTCCGCGATGCCTTCGACGGCTCCTGCGATACCCCTGAAGGGTGCCGCCGCGATGTCCCCGGCATAGTCGAAGAAGCCGAAGTCTTCTTCCTGTTGCTCGGCTACAGGTTTCTCTGTGTCGCGCAACCCTCGGGTGGGCGGCGTGTCCCAATAGTTGTCTGAGAGTATTGCCACTTAGTCCTCTAGGAGTTGTGCTTGAAGTTTCAGAAACAGGGAAGCGGAGGGTTCTCCGTCGATAGTGTCGGGGATGTCCAGTTGACGCATAAGGCGTCCGGCTTTGGAATTGAAGATACCCTCTAGGTCATCGTTGTTGCTGGCAGTGTCTACCTCTCCCTTCCACTCGTCGTACTCCGCTCGATCCTTGAAGGCTTTCATCAGGTCTAGGCGGAGATCGCCAGCCCTCAGGCCGAGCGGCATCTCTCCAGCAAGGATCTTTTCGGCAGAAACTCCGGTGCCCATGTGGAGAAGGCCGATCTCTTCACGGGCTTCAGCCATAGTCCATTTGCCGCCGGAAAACGAAATGACTCCCTGTCGTTGCACCTTAAAGGTGGGACCGCCTGCATCTCTCTGGAACGTGCGCCCTCCAGAGGCAACGAAACTGCCTAAGACTTGAAGATCAAAGGCTGCGTTTTCTTCCTCAAAGTCTTTTCTAAGGGCTCGCGCCGTATGGGATACGCTGCCCTCGCCTTCCTTTGCGCGACGGCTTAACTCAATCATATGCTCTCGCAGACGCTCTCGTCGGGACTTCCAGCGGGTAGTCTCAAACCAGAACTCCTCGCCCGGAAGCAGGTCCTCGTCTACCTCAACGCCCGTTTGCAGAACTGTCATGCCGCGAGTCTCCTCACCCACAGCCTGCCGGAAGTGGACTTCCATAGCTTCGGTCATGCGCTCTCCGGCTGCTTCCATTTTTTCTGCCACAAGGCCGGGGACTTGGCCTGGACGCTCTGCCTCTTTGGTGGCACTGCTTATCGCCGTTGCCAGTTCCGCCCTCCATAAGTCTTTGCCGAATTTACGGGCTTTAGATCGACTAGCCGCTCCCACATCGACATCGTCTATAATCCCCTCCCATTCTTTTTGAGCTTTGACCACTAGCGGGTGGACAGAAAGGTTTTCCGGCAGGTTTTCGGATCGCTTGTGTAGTCGGTCGTCGCCCTGCGCTTGATCAGTCAGCGCCTTAATTCGCGCACCCCCGGCTGACCAATTCTTATACACTTCTTCGACTGCGGACCTGTCGCCAGACTGTTGGGCTCTTTGAAGTTCTTCAAGGAACTCTCCCCCAGCCCGGTTCAGCAGGGCTTGGAGGAAAGGCTGGTCGCCCTCATGGTATGCTTGGATTCCACCGGGGAAGGCGGCTTTCTCCATAGATGTCATTACTTGTTTGGTAAGAAGGTTCCGTGCCTCCACCTCACCGGGGGCTATAGCCTGGGCTTCTTCAATAAACTTCTCCGTGTCGGCCCAGCTCAACATCTCGTTTTCATTAAAGTCCAACAACTCAGCCACAGTCGGGACATCCCCTGAGGCAAGCCTCCGTCTAATACGCCGCAGGGTTTGTTCGTCTGAAACGACGCCCGATCTTTCTTTCCGCTCAAGAGCGTCCTCAATTTCTAAAAGGATGTTTTCGGCGTCTCTACTAAGCAGGCCAAGCTCTACCGCTTTGGATTGGATGGCTTCGATGTCCTCGTCGGCCATCTCCCCAGAACGGATGATTCGAGCCTTCTCGTCATTAGCCCAGAGTTCAAACGCATTGTTCTTGTCAAGTTCAGAGCGGAGGGCCTTGTTCCGGTTCTCCTCTGCCCTCTTCTCAATCCGGTCCTCAAGCTCCAGCAGACGCTCATGCGCCTTGGTCCCCGGTTTAGCCAGCGGTTTACCGCCGGGTCCCAGGGTCGTCCTAGCCATCTCCATCAGAGCCACAGCCACAGATTCAGAACCGTCTTCCACCAGTTCACCAGCCGATCTCTCTAGGGCGTCGAACAGGATGTCTTGGGGCTTCTTACCGCCGACCGCTTTGTACTTTTGCAGTTGAGCCTGGGTGATCCCTAGAAGCATCTGCGTCTCACCCGGCGTAATAGTGCCATCAGCCGCAGCCCTTGTGTATGCCTCCGTAACTCCGACCGTCAGGTTCTCAATGTTCTCCCCTTCGACCCTCTGCTGTTTTGCCTCAATGGTCTTCCTAGTCAAGCTGTCAATCAGGGGATCAATAGCAGCCGACGCGCCCTTCTGGGAGTAGAACCCCAGCTCCCCGAACTCCCCCAAGACCTCTTGTCGAATCTGCCCGATGGCCTCCGCGATGTTGATCTCTTTAGAGGGGTCTGTCAGATCCGCCAGCATCTCGCCGTGCTTGGCGATGATGTCCTGCTGGGCGATGTCTCCAAGACGCTTACCGGCGTTGATCTTGGCGGAGATATAGTAATCCGGGCGACTAGCCACGGGACCTTTCAGGAGACCAGAGGCTTCCAACTCCTCCTGGGACATCTCAAGGAAATCCTTGACCTGTTCAGCAGACCACTCCTTGACATCCATCTCCGCCTGGATCTTCGCCTCGTCCTGCTGGTTCTCCATCTCAAACTGGAGGTAGTTCCCCAGTGACTTGGAGAACGGCGCGAGAGCCCCGGCTAATTGCAGCAACTCATTGGACTGCGACGGTTGCGGCAGGTTCGTCCTGAAGTATGTGTCAACCGGGGAAGCCGCCGGGGTTACCGAGGCACCAGGGAGATTCAGGCCGACCTGCTTGCGGCGTACCGGGCGGTATTGAGGAAACTGCTGTTCGGCCATTAGTAGGACTGGAGGTTGTATTTACTGCCGTCCCATACCGGAACGCTGAACATTCTCTTGGCATCCATGTATCCCGCGCCGATCCTCAAGGCAGCCCCGAGGAAGCTGGGACGTTCTACGGGTTTCGGCAGCATGGACAGGACGCGACCCTGCTGTTGGGACCGAATGCCCTTCTTCTGGTCCTCAAAGGCTTGCTCGCGGAAGTCTTGGGACCTAGAGCGTCCGTAGGTGTACTCGAACTGGCGTCTCTCAAAGTCTTGCAGCAGGGCATCGGCAGACGCCCCAGAGACACCAGCTTCACCAGCGGAGACTCGGGCGGTACTCATGGCTTCTCTGGCAGCTCTGGAGGCATTCATAATGTCCAGGGCAGCCGCCTCACGCTCCTGGTAAGTCCGGGTCCCCAGACCTTGGTATTGGTCAACAGCCGCCTGATCCGCGATCTCTTTGTTCTGCTGATACATCCGCTGCTGGTAGTCAGCCATGGCGGAGGCCTGCTGTTGCTGACCAAAGAACTGGACGGCACTTTGGAGGGCGCTGATAGCAAACATCGTCTGCATCATAGAGGCACTCATGGCCGTCTGAATTGCAGGAGCTAACAGCCCTGAAAAGATCATATCTTGACGAACTCCACGAACGGGGGTTGATGACGGATGAATGACATCCCCAGCCACTTCAGCCAGCGGATGTGCAGTTGGTTGTCCTCATGGACAACATTGGTCAGCAGGTCATATCCCTGTGACATCTCCTCCAGCCACTTGCGTGACTCCCGGAGGAATTGGATCTTGATGGTCTCTATCTCGGGCGTCCCCAGGAGCCATATGACTCCCACAGACGCATCCTGAGGCGCTCTGCCGACACCAAAGATGGCAGCAGGCATCCGGTCGATCCAAACCGTATAAGCCTTCTGAGAGCGTTTGACGGCCTTGTAGAGAGCAAGGAAGTTATTGGGCTCCCCATGAGCCCTCAGTTCCACCTCATCTGCCTTCCGAAGCCGGTGGTACATCTTCAAGATGTCCCCGTACTCGGTCGGCAGAACTACCCCATGCGTGTGCTTCTGGGGTTGTAGCTTGCTTCCCACTCTGCCCCTAGTAATCGGCTAGGCAGCGGAGAGTCGTTCTCCACTTCTACCGTTAGTTCATCGTGCTTCCCCATCAGGGGGAACTTGAAGACACCATCCTCGATGGACGGGGAGCCAATCAGGTTGTTACCAGACCCTAGGAGTCTGCCGGTGAACGGGTACTCATAGGCACTCTGGTATCTCGGGGTGACCTTCACCTTGAAGTAGCCGGAGTCCTCGAACAACAGGGTGCCATTCCTGAGCTGATACCGGCCACTCAAGACAGCCGCCATGCCACCGCGCTGAGACGGCTGTTGCAGGTGGATCTTGGTGAATGTGTATTTCTTGGTGTACTTCTCACCGATCCACACGGGGGCGGACGACAGATCACCCGCGACAACCACGGTGTTTGTGGTGCTGGAGGTGATCGGGTAGTTGATCCCCGGTTCCACCGACGAGGTAGCCCTGGAGACAACCTGCATGGTGGCCCCCGAGGAGATGTTGTACGGCAGGGTGAACGTGGTCTTGTCGGTAGACGGCGCGTAGTTCCTAGCAGAACAGTCCGTCTCCTTGATCCGCCGGTCCAGCGCGATCTTGAAGGTGCTGTCGGTGTCCGCTTGACCGGGGGCAAAGTCCATGGACTCCAGGAAGAGACCCTCGGTTCTCTGGACCAGCAGGTACAGCGTGGAGTCAATGAAGTCCACGTTCTTGATGGTGGCATCAGTGAAGGTGAACTTGAACCAGCTCGATTGGACCCGCTGTCCTCCGTTGTTGAAGAACTTGTAGATCCACAAGGTTGACGTGGAGCCAGACGCCTGGATCACCAGTACATCCTCCTTGGTAGAGGAGGCCATCTTAGAGATGGAGCCTGAAACATAAGTAGGCACCGTGGCCGAGACCTCGGTTGCCTCAAAGCTCAGGCGTTGGCTAGACACGTCCCGGTACTCTCGGATACCGGCATAAGACCCTCGGGTCGTGGCGAAGAAGATTGAGTCACCGTTAGCTTCAGGAGCAACATAACGATCCGACTCGAACTCTGTCGATGGGGTGATGCTCACGGTCTTCGGGGTCAACAGACCCTCGGACCTCAAGACGAATTGGGTCTGATCCGAGAACAACACCAGGACCTCCACATAGGGGATCGCATGACGTAGGATGGAGACCTTCGTGTGAGCTGCGGTCACGTCGATGACTGCTGAGTCCAACAGAGACGTGATGGTGGTCCTGAAGAAGTTAAAGAACTCAGCGGCCTCACTGAGGATCACCTTCTCACCCGCCAGGAACCCCAGGCGGTTCTTGAAGAAGAAGATGTCGTTAATCGGTTCCCCGATGAACCCAGGGTCCGGGTTGGTCGTGGTGTCCCCGGCTTGCCTGTAGGTCCACTCGGGGACCGTGTAGTCTGTCCCGGAGATGTCATAGGTATGACCATCAGCCGGGGTGAACTGGAAGTTACCGTCAGCCGTCCGCAGCAAGAGATGCGGCATGGTCGCCGGGTCGATCTTGTGCTTGATCCCAGGAGCCACGGTCTCTTCCCAAGTACCGTTCTCAAAGCCCGACCCGGAGTCGGCTATGAACTTCACATAGTAGTCATCCACGCCAGACTCGGGGTCTCCCACGATCTTCGTGACAAAGTCGTGAGGCGCAACCACCGGAAGGTCCGTGAACAACTGGGCGGTGTCTTTGACCAGGGTGGCATTCCCGTTGCCGACAGAGTCCTCCAGGGTGATGTCAAAGTCTTGGGTGGTGTCTGTGCGCTTAATCAGCAGGGTAGACCCGGAGACCTCAAGAGACCACCCGTTGCCTGAGGAGAGAACCCCCAAGCTGCCAGAGACCGTCAGGCCATCTGATCCGGTGCTGGTGGTACCATCCAGTCCATCCTTCAGGTCTGAGGCAATCTCAGTGGTCTGGATGTCAGCCTTAGTCGAGTCTGCCGTAGTCTTGGTGACTGTCAAGGACGACCCATCATAGGTGACCTTGACGGTGTACTTGGTGGCATAGTTACCTTGGACAATCGAGACCATGGCCTGATGCTTCTGGGCGGTTGTCAGGTCCGCCTTCATCGCCGGGGTGATCTTGCGGTTCACAATGAACGTATAGTCATTCACCGTGAGGACCTTGAGGTCCTGAGCGGGATCATCACAGTTCAAGTAGGTGAAGTCGTCCGATGTCGCCGGGTCACCAGTCGTTTCAGTGTTGTCCTTGATTGCCTTGACGTTACCGGCGATGTCATAGACACGCACGGTGTTGTCTCCAAGCGCACTCTGGTCACCCAGGACAACCACGTACCTCTCGGAGGTATCCCGGTTGATCGTGTGGGCAACCACGGTTCCGGCGTCATCGGAGAAGACCTTGGCTATGTGTTCTGTCGGGGGTCTCTTGGTCAGCCCCTCGACCACCGTAGCCATCGCGTTCTCCTGGGCCTCCGCCTGACCGGGGAACCGGAGAGCCGCAGGTTGCTGGCTGACTCCTCCGATCAGGTTGGGGACCGGAGAACTAATCAAGGCCATCAGAGAGTCTCGATGCTGGTGTTAGAGCGGAGAGCTGTCGGGCGATCTATGACGCGGTATACATCGTAGTTGTCAAAGATACTGTGGTCCGCCGTATCGCCCTCATGCTCCTTGAGATCAGTCAAAGCCTTGACCTCGTCAGTCATGTTGTAGGTGTGGTGGTTACCAGAGCCGACCATGCGGTCTTGGAAGATTCTGGCAGCTCGGATCATCATGTATCTACGAGCGGCCTCAGGAGTGTCATCGAACTCCATGAAGTAGATGACATCGCAAGTCAGCGTTTCACTGATGGTGTAACTGTGGGACTTGCGGTCGTACAGCTTGTTCCCCCGCTGGACCACATCGTAGTCCGTGTTATAGCCGGGGGTGTTGTCGATACGAGCCACATCGGTGCCGAGGACAATCTGGTTGTCACTGTCGGGGGCCAGTTCGACTTTCCTCTCGTAGTTGAAAGCCCACCCCTGGGAGGTGACTTCGCGGACTACTTCGTCAAGGATGTTCTGAGCGACTACGGCATCAGCGGTCTGTTGACCTGTAAGAGTGCTGACGGGGCTGGAGCCCACCGCAGACAGCATCGTGTTGACTGCTTCTATCTTGGTCGTGTTTGTGATTGCCATAGGTCTCTCAGGAAATGAAGAGGGGGCACCCCCAGTCGAAACTGAAGGTGCCCCCAGGAGGCATCAGAGGAGGAAGGACTCCGATTAGGCCATCGCCGCCTTCGCGTAAGACACGGCGGACTCAGGGCGAAGAACGCCGTGACCGCACATATACTTGGCGACGAAGAGGGTCGCAAGGCGCTCAAGCTGGTACTCGCTCTCGACGCTAAGGTCAGCGAGCTTGACGGTACCAACGGCTGACTTGTGGAAGAACAGCGCGTGGAGTTCGTCCCACGCGATACCTTCCTGGTAGCCGGTTCCGCTGCCCCCAAGGGGGTCGTTTCGGATACCTGCGTCAGAAGAGCCGGTTGCCGTGGTGTCGGTGCCGTTCAGGTTGTTTGTGGAAACAATCTGGAATCCGGCGACACGGAAGACGTTGCCGTCAGCGATACCGCCGTTACCGGCAGCGTAATCGCGGTTGACAAGGCTGGTGCCTGAGCCGCTCGCTTCGATCAGCTTGTAGTATTCCGAAGGACGGACAGCCATGATGCGGTCTTCCTTGGGAGCATCTCGGAGGTCAAGGGTTTCGGCAGCGTCAAAGGCCGCTGAGATCAGGTTGGCACCCGTAACAGCGGAGGTTTCCGCTCCTGAGATGAGTTGCGTTCCACCGTTGCCGGAACCGGTAATGGTCTCCGAAGTGGCCGCAGCACCATACACCGTCGAGATGATGTTCTGGTCCATCTGCTTGGCGAGGGCACGTCCGATGGCGGAAGCGTACTCAGAGCGAACATCGTAGTGGTTCATCAGCTCATCGGCGTCAGCAATCATCACGTTAGACGTGAGGAACTGGTCGATGTGGATGACCCTTTCGTTGTGCTTGACCTGGGAGAGGTATCCAGCGGTTTCAACGATGGAGTCTCCAGGGGACATATACTTCGTGCTGGCGGTCCCGAGAACGGGGAACTGCGCGGACTTGCCCGACGAGATCGTGCGGACCATGTGCTTGTCCATGAAGAGGTTGGTCTCTTGGAAAGTAGAAAGGACTTCCAGAATCTTCGTACAGGCTCGTTAAACCTATACCGCCTTACGGCTGCTGCATATCGCTATGCAGATGAGACTATATCATCACCCGCTAGGGGTGTCGTGCGCTTCGGATCACTTGATCCTACTCCCCGAAGGGATAGTCGTTGCACCTTCCGCTTACGCGGCTTGGCTCAGGATTGTCTACGAGAGAGTTTCCCTGAATTCACACGATTTGCTCTAGGGCCTTGCGGCTCTAGGGGGCTCAGTCAACCCGAGAACACCTTCAGGAAAAGAGCATATTCGGCTGAACCATCAGCTGCTGCGCCGTTAGTTGTGCCGAGACGTGAGATATCGACCATTGGTCAATCTCCTTAAACAGTTAGGGTTGCGTTACAGAAAGTTACAAACGCCACCATCACGCAAACCCTGGAGCAGCCGGTTATCCGCCTTGACGGGCCGGGTCAGACAGTAAGGTTCTTAGTGTCGTGTTCTTAAGATTCGCCGTCTTCTTTGTTAGAAGTGACGATGGACCTGAGGATTCCGCTCATCGACGTGGTGACGAGCGTGATTAGACCGGCCACCACAGCGATGGAATCCTTAGGGAGATAGAGGCAGCTCCCGATGAAGGCGAGAACGAGGATCATCAAGTAGAGACCCGCGAACTGGCTCAGGTGGAGAGCTGCAAGTTCTGATGCAGATTGGCTGGCCTTGATCTCTGCCAGCTTGGCTTTCGCCTCGACCTCCCGAAGGAGTACCTCGGCTCTAGTGTCGATTACCTGGGCACGTTGCCTTTGTTCTGATTCACTCATTTCTATTCCGAAGAGGGCTCGCAGGAGCAAAGAGGACAATCGTTTCCAGACAGACATAGGCCCATATCCGGTTGGCTTACGCATGAGAAGAGGGGGGCCAGGAGAAAAATTCTTAGTGCCATCCGTTGCTCCTCTTGAGTTTGAACCAGACGTAGATCAAGAGCAGCCCGATCATCGCGCCGAAGGCCTTAGGGAGCCACTCGGGCGGACTGAAGACCGGCCCATCTGTGGCTTCTGCCGGGGCCTTTTCGGCGGTCTCGCTGAGAACCAGGGACTCCTCACGGAGCCTCCTGCGGTCTTCACGGGTCTCCGGTGAGTCCCATGTAGGGAGGTCCCAGGTCAGCGCCATGTAGGTGGACTCAGTCTCACCCACATAGGTGGAGTCGAAGGAGTCGTCCCCCCAACCCGTGTTCATCTTGCCATCAAGACCCGTGGTCGAATTACCGTGGCCGAGGGTGAACTCATCGGGAGTCATAGCATTCCCCCAGCCGCCCGGAGCGGCGCAGCCCCCCAAGGCTAGTAGACCAACCAAGAGGGGCCGCAGCATTACGCTTCGGGGGTCTCCTTCGGCTCTTCGGCAACAACCTCGACCGTCTTACGGCGTCGGGCTTTACCGAAAAGGGCGGCGGCAGCTCCACCACCAAGCAGGGCCAGTCCGGGGTGTACGCTGCTGAGAGCGTTGGACACCAAGCCACTGGCTCCTTCAGCGTTGTCAGCTATCGCGTCCCCAACCGTGGTCTCTACGACCTCCCCGCTTTCTTCGTCAAAGAAGGACATCGGGTAATCAAGGACCGTCTCCATCGCAGAGCAACTTGCCAAACTAAGGACAAGACCCAGTGCTACAAGGTTTCTACGCATCTTTCTTAGCCTTACTGAGGCCACGGCTGATGGCATAAAGTCCAGAGCCCACGGCGACAGCAATAAGAGCCGCAGTCTTGACGGAGTCAGAGAAGTCGCCCATGAGTACATAACTGCACAGGCCAAGGAGGCCGGTTTGAGAAACACCTTCCGAGGTGTTCGTCAGACTGCCTACTGAGAATTTGGGTGTTTCCATGTTTACATTACCTGGGAGCGGGACAGCCTCGCCTGGACCTGAGCCCGGAAGGCAGGGTCCGTCTTGTATTCAGGCTTCTTCATGTCAGCCGTCACTTGGGCGAGGGATTCATAGGGGGCAGCACCCGGCGATCCTTCCGGCTTAGACCGAAGGAGCTGGGGTTTGTTCCCTGAGGCTTGGGCGTATTGAGCCGCCAAACCCTTGACTGCGAGGTCGGCTTGGGCAAAAGACCCGGAGTTGACCGCCTCGTTGTAGGCTTCGATCTGAGCATCCGTAAGGTTCTCAGAAGCCCACGCCACGATCTCTTGGTAGCTTTGCTCACCACCGACAGAGTCGTAGATGTTCTTTAGTTCAGTGGCTGCCTGAGTCTCTTGGAACTCCGCAGCCTGGGCGGACTTGGCGAGGTAGTCATCGATCAGATCCTTGGGGAACCGCTCCTCAAGAGCCTTGCGGCTTTCATCGCTGAGTTCGCCGGTCTTCTGCCACTCCTCAACATACGGCTGGATGTCCTCCAGACCCGCCGACTTTGGGGCCTCTTCAGTCTCAGAGCGAGAACTCAGCTTCTTCTCAAGTTCTCGATAGCCTTCTGCCATCTTGTCCATGTCGCCCCCGAACTTGTCGATGACGTTCTGGAGTCCGTCCCCGGTCTCGATCCCGAGTCCTTCTGAGGGAGTTGATTCTTCTTGAGCTTGAGCCTCGGCTTTAGCTTCTTCCATCGCGGAGTCCACCGGGGGCTCACCGTTCATACCTTCCTGAAATTGGACTTTTGCGTATTCAGCCATCTATCCCTCCTCGGGTGGTTGGGCCTCCATATTCTTCTGGGCCATATCCATGACCTGCGGTCCAAACTGCTGGACCATGTTCTGCATCTGTGCCTGCTGGGTTTCCTGCTGGATCTGCTCTTGGGTCTTCACCAGACCCTTCATCGGCAGACCCAGGGCCGTCGCTCGACGCTCTAGGTAATCCCGGACGTCTATGTACTGGTTGAGCATCTCGGGACCAAAGGTCTGCATGGCACCGGCGATGAACACATCCAGTCTCGTCAGGTCATGCCCACGGCCCAGGGCTTCAATCCCTGTGACCACGGTGGGCTTGACGATCTCCTTGGGGATCTTCGGCAAGCGGTTCTGAGACCTCATGCGGTCCATCACCAGATTCACCAGCGGAAGCTGGAGTTCCTGGCTCAACAGGGAGTAAGCCCCTGCGAGGTAATCCTCCAGCTCTTGAGCCATGAACCGGATCTCTTCAGCAGTGACCCGCTCGCCTTTCCGCTGGATACTGGTGTTCAGCATGAAGGCGAACCCGAGGCGCTCTGCGATGTTGTTGACTGCCTCGTAGGCAATCCTCATGTCAGCCGCCTTAGAGCCCATGGACAGCACGGAGACATCGTCGGCTCGACCCTCTCGGATCGCTCCGTTGGGGCTCTCAGCCAATGTACGGGCTCTTGTGGGGGACGCTGGGTCCACCAAGAACAAGACCTTGGAGGCCGCAGCAGCAGCCTCAATCATGGCCTGAGACAGCGCCTCAAGGCTCTGGAGGTCTCCCAGCAGTTCAGCACAGTAGCCGTACCCCCAGTCCATCCCGGTCACTCCGTTCATACGGAGAGCCAGATAGGGGAGTTTGTCGGCTTTGAAGGTGCCGTAGGTAGACTCAACGGTCTGACCGGCGACCTCTTGGTAGACCTCGTAGGTGTCCTCGTCTTGCCGGTGGACACAGGTGTAGATGTCTACACCATCAGGGCTACCGGTGGACTCCGAAGGCAGCATCTCGCGGATCTCCTCGGGGAGAGCTGCCGGAGAGATGGTCTCCTTAATGACGATCAGGTCGATGTTCCCTGAGTAATCCCGCTGGATCACATAGCGGTCCATCTTGTAGACACGCATCTGACCATCCGGCGGGAGATACAGCAGGGCGTTGCCGCAAATGACCAGTTGTTTCAGGGCCTCAAAGACCTGAATCCTGAGGGCCATCGATTCGATCTCGCCGTGTACGGCGTTCTCAATCTCTGCCAGGGACGCCTCGACTTCCGTTCTGGCGTCCTCCATACCCGTGAGTTGCTCAAGGGTGAAAGGGTCCACCTGAAGACGGAAGAACGGTTGGGAAGGCGGCAATAAGGAGAGGAGGAGCTTGCTCGCCAAGTTACTCACGCCTCTGGCACCAACGGATTGGTAGGGAGTCGCCAGTTTAGTGGAGTGAGAATGACCGTCTTCAGTCAACAGGTGGGGGATCGTGACTCGCGCCACATCCCGACCTCGGCGCAGGTAGCTGTCGCGTTTATGCTCCAGCTTCGTGTAGAGCCCTGCGGCGGTGCTTTTGTCCATGTTACTGGGGTAGATTCAGGGGGATACGAAGGCGGCTCAGAGAGCCCTGAGACCGGCCAGCGCCCATTCGAGACCGTGCTATCGGGGTAGGCCGGACCTTGCGGGTCATCCGCGTCGGGGCCGGGGGTGCAGGCGGGGGAGGCGCAGGCATCTCCGGCATCTTCGGCGTACTGAATAGACACATGGTTATGGTTTGCTTCGTTCCACTTGTTCGTTGTGAAGTTCCCTCAAGAAGTCCACCACGGCTCTTTGACCAGCTCGAAACCAGATTTCCCGGTCCTTCCAGTCCAATGCTGGATATCTCGCCGGGAACCTCTCTTCCAACTCAGCCAGCAGGGCCTTGGTAATATGAGGGAATGCGTGTTCCGTAAGTCCGCCCTTATCTACCATCACGGTGCCTCAGGTAAGCCGCCAGGAGGACTGCGTAGTTGACGAGATCCAGCAGGGTATCCTCGACTGTCTCGTCACCCACCTCCAGTCTCCCCAGGTCAGCATAGGTGGACAGGCGGGACATCTTGTCGGTCATGCGGACCAGAAACCCCTGCTCCGTAGACATGATCCCCATGGCCTCCACCCGGCTGAAGTTGGCAAAGGGGTCGTTCCCACCACCCGCCGCCGACGTGTAGTCGTTGTTCTTCTTCTTACAGATAGCCAGGGCTTTGCCTGTCATGGTCTCATGGAACTCAAATAGCTCTTGCTGATTCATACCGTCCTCCTCTCAGGTGTCCACAGCTTCAGTTTCTTGGTCCTCAGATTGTACTCGGATGACCGCAGGATACGGGCCATGCGAGCCTGACGGATAGCCTCGTCTTCCCCCAGGCCCTTCTTGTCATACGCCTGGACAACCTCGTCCCAGCAGCCCACCTCCAGGATCTTCTCGGCTGTCTTGGGACCACATCCGGGGAGACCTGGGTATCCGTCAGTCGAGTCCCCACAGAGGACCTGGGTTAGGAACCACCGATCCGCCTGCTTCCTAGTGATCTTCCTGACCTCTCCCTCAGAGGGCCGGTAGACATAGCCAGGGATCTGGAGCATATCCTTGTCCTCGCTGACGATGATCTTCGTCCCCTTGATCGACCGGGAGGTACTGAGGATGCCCATAACATCATCCGCCTCCAGCCGGTCAATCACCCGGCACTGGTAGGCATCAAGGCAGTACCGCCGCAACTCAGGGAAGATCGTGGGCTTCCGCTGGCCCTTGCGGTTGGACTTGTAGTATTCCGCCACGTCATGCCGGAAGTTGTCCGGGGCTGTGAAACAGACGATGACCTTGTCTGCCTCCAGGAAATCCTTGTACCACCGGATATCGCAGTCCACCCGCTGCTTGGCCTCTCGGGCATCTGCGGTCACCGACCAGATGTCCTGGTCTTGGTCCCAGCAAATGATCTGTTCACACGATGCTGCCGTCTGGTGAATCAGGATGTCCCCATCCAGTAGTAGAGTCGTCGTCATCCTCTTCCTCGTCTAATCGGTTTATGATGTGGTCACTCCCCATGATCATCAGCTTGGTAATTTCCATGGGATTACCGCTGCAACCGAGGAGGTACTTTTCGTTCTGAATGTTGGTCTTCTGGCGCACAAAGATGACGCTAGAGCCGCTGCGACGCTGGATCTCCAGTATCAGCTCTTGCATCGTCAGGTCTCCAATCGAGCGAACCATTGTGTATAGGGGATTCTCTTGAGGGCCTTAAGTTCTCGCAGGTGCGCTGATCGCATCGCTGTCTTAGGTGGATACCGGAGAACCTTCCTTAAGAGAGCCGCCTGTACTTGCTTTTCCTTCAGATGCGGGTAGATGTCTTCGATCACCCGGATCGCCCCCGGTCCCGTGATAGACCAGCGGAACATCGGCTTGCCCTCTGGGTGCCGGAACTGATTGAAGCTGCCGCCATACAACCGCTGGAGAGACTCCAGGGTCTCGGGGTATGTAGTCGCACACTCAATGATGGGCGTGTGGTGGAACCGGAAGCATCCCTCGCCATCGAGGAACCCGGCGATGTACTGAGGACTCAGTGCGTCTCCCACCAGTTGCTTCCTATACGGGCCTCGGCTGCCAAGGGGATGTTGAAGTCGAAAGTAATACCGGCGTCTTCAATCGCCCACACGGCATTGTCAGCCACGATGTCCGCAGCCAGCGCACAGCTTTCAATCTGGACTTCGTCATGCACGTGGGCGACCAGTGCCCAGTCCTGGCCCTTGTATAACTGCTTGCGAGCCAGCCTGTCGGACAGGATGCACGTCGCTGTTTTCATAAGGAGTGCCCCGGCACTCTGGAGCAGCAGGTTGAGAGCTGAGTGCTGGGACCGGCAGTGCAACTTGCGGCCATCAAGGCCCAGCAAGACACCCTCGGTCTTCGCCTTGTGCTTGACGGCATCCGTCAGTTTCTTGAGAGCCGGGGTGTTGTCCATGAACCGCTTGCGGAGGGCTCGCCCTTCCTTCATGCCGCCATCCACGATCTCCCCCAGCTTGGCGTCCCCTGCCCCATAGATCAGCGCGTAGATCAGGGTCTTCGCCTGAGACCTGTCAGTCAGTCCAGCGGCCTCCATGTTCTGCGTGTGGATGTCACCCTCCAGGATCTGCTGGGCATACTGTCCGTTATCCCAGGGGTGCATATAGTGCGCCAGACACCGCAGCTCTAACCCCGAGGCATCGCAGCCAACCAGCAGCCGGTCCTCCGGCACGATGAAGAGACTGCGGAACTCCTCGTCCGCTGGGATCTGTGCGACATTCGGGGAGTGGTGGGCGCACCTGCCGGACACCGTACCGTTGGCTATCACCCGACCATGGATTCTGTCGTCCATCTCGCAGAGCCCCAGTAGGCTGTTCTTCCCCTCGGCCAACTGCCCGATCTTCTTCTGGGTCACAAGGTAATCCATCAGAACCCAGGCTTCCGGGATGCACTCCCCCAGCCCCCTCAGGATTGTCTCGGAGACCTTCGGGCGTCCATCCGGGGTGAACTCCTCAGGGACCCAGCCATGCTCTTGGAGACGCTCTGCGATCTGCTTACGGGAACCTGGGTTGAACACCTCGGTCTTGTCTTTCAGGCGACGGCCCGTCTTCTCCGAGTACCGCTCGATGGTCTTGGGAGGGAAGGCCACCGCCAGAGCTTCCTCATGTTCCCGCTGTCTCTTGGTCAACCGAGCGTATAGCTTCTCGGCCCCCTCGCGGTGGAACAGGAAACCATGGCGGCTCATGTCCTCCATGAGAACCGTGAACTTATGCTCCAGGGCGACAGACCCCTCGGTCGGCTCCTTGTGTATGATCTCGTTCCAAAGCCTCCAGGTCACCGCGACATCCCTGGCGCAGTAGTCCTCTAGGTCCTTAGACCACTTCTCGAAAATGGACTTGTCCTCGGTCATGTGGGTCCACTTCGCAAACCCCAACCGACATCCCCAGGCATCCAGGGAGTGAGACCCGGCGGTGACCTCGATGTTCTTACCCCAGTGTTTCTGGTGGTCCAACTCGCGGAGGTGCGGCCAGATCAGCCGGGAGTAGATCAGGGTGTCCTTGATCTCAGCTCGCGTAGTCCACTCGGGGTACAGCTTGCGGATAGCCACAAGGTCAAACCCGATGATGTTGTGGCCGATGATTATGTCAGCTTCCTGCAAGGCCTTGAGACCGTTGTAGAAGTTGCCCTCGTTCTCATGGTTGTACCGGCGGATGTCCCCGGTGTCGGCGTCCATGGTGACGAGACAGTGGATCACATCGGGTTCCAGACTGTCGGTCTCGATGTCGAATATTAGTGATGTCACCTTTTTCTCCTCCTCAGGTTTGGGTGAACAGAAGTCGCAGCTATGCCAGCGTTTGGTCACGGATTTATCTCTTCCATCGGTGTCATAAAGATCGGCGTGTGTTTCCCACACCATGCTGACAGAGTGTTGAAGTGAAGAAACTCCTCTGCCGTTTCTCGGGACATACCGTCTCGATCCTCTAAGATCTTGAGACACTTGCTGATGTCGTAGACCGCCACGATAGACCCGGTGTATTGGCAGCCGAACCCCACCAAGGCCTCCTCGAACCCGTCAGCCAGGAGAGCCTCGGGGCAGTTTTGTTCGACCCACTCGTTCACAGGTTAGCCTCCAGGATTGCTCTGCCGATCATCTCGGGGATCTGGGGGACTACGGCGTTCCCGAGTTGCTTAAGTCGGTCCACCCTGCCGGGAACCCCATGAGCCACTCGACCCACGCTGGGTTCAATTTGCCAGTGGCTTGCTCCCTGTGCTGTACGCAAGCATCTAAGTAGCCCTTCTCTAAACGGTGGTTGTGTGACTTGGACCCCAGCGGCCCCACACCCTTCCACTCTGAGGCTCTCGGGGTGGGCCACATATTCCGACACCCCGGATGCTTCATCATGCTGGGACACAGTTGGTTCGCCGTTGCTGTCGGCGTTGCTATAAGCGGTGATCCAGACGCGGTCCCTGCGGTGAGGAGCGCCAACGGCACTAGCGGGTATGCAATGCCATTCACAGCTATACCCGATCTCGCTGAGATCTTGAAGGACCAGGGTAAGCCCCTTAGATCGAAGGGCTGATACATTTTCAATAATCGCCCACGCTGGCCGTACATCTCGGATGAGTCGAAACATCTCCGACCAGAGACCAGATCTCTCCCCAACGATTCCTTCGCCCCTCCCTGCGAAGCTGATGTCTTGGCAAGGGAATCCCCCGCAGATTGCCCGTGGAAGGGGAACTCCATCTGATTGCAGTCTCTCAAGCGTAAGCTCCTTGATGTCTTCATAGATCGGCACATCGGGCCAGTGTTTGTTCAAGACCTGCTGGGCCTTCTTGTCCAACTCGCAGAACGCCACTGTCTCGAAGCCGCCGGTTCGCTCTAGGCCCAGAGAGAAACCTCCGATGCCTGAGAAGAGATCGAGCAGGGGGATCACAGGTTAGCCTTCACCTTCTTCCAGTAGTCCTTCGTGTGTTCGCGGTTCTTCCAGTTGGGTCCGCCGTGAAACAGACGGGCCAGCGTCTCGTAGTCCTCTGCGTACAGAGCGTTCGGCTCCCACCGTAGGAAGTAGACAAACATGACCAGCTCGGCATTCCGCATCCCCCGGCAGTCCTCGAAGACCAACCCCATGTCCGGGTAGAACCATGCGGCATCTTCAAAGAAAGCCAGGGTGATCTGGTAGGGGCCGATCTCTCCATGGGAGCCGTTAGCTGCCCACGGGTTCCGCTCGCCTCCGGTCTCAACCTGTCGGATCGCTCGGTACAGGGGACGCAGACCATCTTCAGAAAGGAGGATCGACATTCGTTGGGACAGACTCAAAGGCTTCTTCAACAACATGAAGGAGTCCAGAGTCTTCGTCGTATCTAAGGGTGTCTGCGGTTCCGATTTGTCCTGAGTAGCGGTTCTTAGCAACCCGGAGCCTTCGGTCGTTAGGTGAGCCTTCCCGGTCGGGAGCCTCAAGGAAGACGATTGAGTCTGCGTAGTGAGCGATAGCAGCAGAACCACGCAGATCAGCGAGAGAAATAGAACCGGACTCTTCATGGGCTTGTCCTTGGGACTTACGGAGATGGGAAACGAGAATGAGTCCCACCCCACAGGACTCAACGAGTGCCCGAAGATTCGACATGATGCTGTCGATGAGCTGCCGCTCATTGTCTGACCCCCCGGCGCAGACCAGCATATGCAGGTGATCCAGAACGACATACTCGACGCCCTCGGAGATCCTCATGTACTTGATGCGAGCCAGGAGATTCCCGATGCCTCCACTCGGGTCATGCTTGAGGACAATGAGAGCCCCCTCGAATTCTTCCTTGAGTGTGTCCGCCAGTTCCTCCGGGGATAACTCCCCGCGATCCAGATGCAGCGGCCTCCCCAAGACCTGCCCGAGGAGGCCAAGGATGGTCTGAGTCACACACTCTTCGAGACCGATGTATCCAACCTTGGCCCCCTCCCGGATCATGTGAACCGCGAGACCCCGACAGAACTGAGACTTGCCCATGCCCGTTCCTGAAGACAGGACAACGATCTCTCCCTGGCGGATACCCCGCAAGGTCATCTGGAGCCTCGGGAATTGCCAAGGGATCGAGGGGATCTCGACCTCGTTGGTTATCAGTTCACACAAGTCGTTCACGGTCAGGATGCCATCGGGTCGGTAGACCTTGGCTTCCCACCATGCGTTCACTACCTCCTCATGCTGCTTGTTCAGTAGTGCCTCACAGATGTCCTTCGACCCCTTGGGGACGTTGGCGATCCGCGCCTTGCCGGGAGTCAGTAGACCCGCGCACTCAATGGCTGCTTTCCTCCCAGCTTCGTCGGCATCGAAGAAGAAGACCACACGCTCGTAGGTCTCCAGCATCTCGATATGTCTGGCGATCACCTTCTTGGCCGACTGTGCGCCGTTGGGTAAGGAGACCACGGGCCTCTTGCCAGAGAACAGTTGGTCCATCGCAAGGCAGTCAATCTCACCTTCGGTGATCGTGATGTACTTGCCCCGGTCGTTGCGGAATCGGTGGGACTGCCAGAGCCCCATGGCCTGGGCGTCTCCCCGGATCTCGAACTTCTTGCCCTGGTAGCGTAGCTTCTGGGCAATCACGGAGCCGGAGTCATCGCAGTAATCTGCCACTTGCACGGGCTTACCACGAACCTCTCCGACCCCGTAGCCAGCTCGGGCACAGGTGTCCCGGCTGATCTTGCGAGCAGTCAGGGCCACCGGGGAATGCTGAATGAGATCCTTAGCCATCCAGTTCACTTCCTTGACAGCTTCAGTTCCATCAGGCCAGAAATGGACACCGCAGGAGAAGCAATATGAATGGTGAACCTCCAGAGTGTCGGGGTCACCATAGACAGCACGACCATCAGACGATCCGCAGACGCAGGACTCATGCCTGAGGAATGAGCCGGTATCTTGCATATCGCCTGCCGTTCTCATCGGCTTTCATGTCGGTCTCGATCTCGTACCCGGCATCTCTCAGGTCTTTGATGCGAGCCGCCAACCGGAAACAGCCAGCCCATACCAGGGCCTCTGCCGGTGAGATCGTCTTGCCGCTTTCTAGGTACTCAAGAATCTTTTGGGTCTGTGTTGATTTCATCAGTAGTCCTCCACTCTGACTTCGATCCATCCGTCTTGTTCTGGTTCAGCCCAGGCCTTCGTGGCGGTGAGCTGGACAACCTGCTGGTCATCGACAAACAACTTTCCGTTCAGGGCATCTAGCGCCGCCTTGCAGAAGTTGTCCGTGTCGGGCTTGGGGTACTGAAGGATTGTCTTCTTAGGTCTCTTGGCGAAGAACTTGAGGTCCACGCTGAGAGGTCCCGTCAGAGGACAACCCTCCAGTCCCTGCTCGATCATCGCCGTAGGAACCACATGATCCGCCTGTCTCTTGAAGTCCCGGTAGGTCTTCGCGTAGAAAACGCGACCATTACGGGCAACCCTAGGACGGCTGGCGGGTACGGGGTTCAACGGCAGGATCAACAGCATCAGAATCCAGAGGCGTCCTCCGCCTGTGATTCCGTAACGAGATCCTCGTCGGCGGTAAAACCTTCGGACGCTGTGAACCCGTGTCCACCGCCTCCGCCGTACTCCACCAACTCGATCACCTTGACTGCCTTGCACCACAGGGTGACCCCGGTGGTTCCCGAAGGAGTACAGTAGGGGTTGACCTCGGTGGACACCTGTAGCGTCGAGCCTCCCCCGACCTTGGCGGTTGTCGGCTTGAGTTGCGAGTCCAGCAGGGTCGGGCGTTGCTCCCAAGAGTCGCCGTTCCTGGCGGTGATCTTTGCCTTCAACTTGAAGGAGATCACGACGTGACCGGGGTTCTCCTCGTCTTCCTTCCAGGGCAGT